TGAAAAAGTACAAGGATTATACCTTGAACGAACTATATTTCGAAGTGATACGACAATTACAAAGCAAGGAAAACAAACTCTTGTTTACCCAATTCCCCCGAGTGTTGTATGTCGATATTTCCCAAAGTGCTTTGAGTATAGCACGTTATCTGATTGGGATAAATTACGTCTATATACGCGATTTATCAAATATAAAAAAGTCGATGGAATCGAAAAAGTAGATGCTTCTGCTTCTCTCGCTTGCCTGGAATGGTATAAAAAGAATACGAAGTTATACCCTACGCGTGCTATTAATGAATTAGGAGATAGTTATAATGCCGAAGATTCTTGGTTTCATTCCGCCGATATTGCAGCTGCTCGCGCTTGTCTAAGATGGTGTTTACATTTTGACACTCATCCATTACATTATATGGAGATGTTAGATTGGTTTCATTATCAGTATGCGCAATTTCAGTTATTTCAGCAATATCAGTATATGGATAATTTATATCGTAATTTGACATGGCCTGCTGATGATATTTATCCTGTTGCTGTTGATTATCCTGAGTTTGATATTCAATCCTGCATTGATTATTCTTTTTTAATGCGCTTGCCAAAATATTATTGTGATATTATTGATAAATATCCTTGGATGTATGACATTGCTAAAAGTTATAATCTTAATTTAGGTCGGTTTTACATTCGTGGAATTCGTAATGATGAGCGTTTATCGAATTTTTATGAGTTTAATCAACCTCACTTTAAAAAGTATTCTGATAAGATTAAAGATGATTTGAAATTGCATACTAAAAGTAAGCGTGCAAATGCTCATGTATTAGATAGTTTAACGGATTAATTTATATGTTTAATTAAAGTTTTTTATTATGTCTAAAGTTCCAAAAATTGACGTTGGCCCAGCCAAACGGCCTCGTAATGGTTTCGATAGGAGCGAAACCCATTTGTACACACAGCCAGCAGGCATGTTGTTACCCGTGTTTCAGATGTTTTTAAATCCTCATGATCATGTGAGTATTGATACTACGAGTATCGTTCAGGCACAGACGTTGCAAGGCCGGCCGTTCCTTGGTATGAAGCAGAATTTTGCTTTTTATTTTGTTCCTGCTCGTTTGATGTGTAGTAGTTCAAAGGCTCTGTTCTCTGGTGTTAATCCTAAGAATACTACTTCAAGTAGTTTGCTTGCTTATAATTTTAAGCAAGGTTCTAAGATGCGCGCTCCTAGTTTCAAGCCTTATCAAGTTTTTGCGCGTTTTGCAGGCATCTCGGATGCTGACGGTCAACGTTTTGATTATGTTTCTTTTGCTGGTTCTGCTTCCAGTTCTTCCGGTAGTAGTAGTGTTACTAATGAATTTCACCAAGGTGGCACGTTTGGTGGTATTCGTGCTTCTGCTGTTAATAATGTTCCTACTAAAAAGTTTGAACCTACAGATTTAAAAAAACCTTTCGGCGAAATACTTGCTACTTCTCCAGGTATGACTGATATTTTCGGTTATAATATCTTATATTCTTATATTCGTTTATCGGATATGATGAAATATGGTGCTATGCCTTTTATTGGTGAAAATATCAACGTTAATTCTGTTACTTCTGACATGATGAATTATGAAGCTAATATGTTTTATTGGCTTGCTTATCAGAAGATCTATCAAGACCATTTCTTAGATACAAACTATGAGAATGTGAATCCGCTTGCGTATAATGTCGATGATTTGTTTGATAAGTCTTCGCAGAAGTTTCTGTTCGATTTTAAGCCTACCAAGGAATGTGCGGATCGCGCTCTTGATTTTTTTTCACCTCGTTACGTTAAGTATAGTAAGGATTTGTTGAGTAATATCCATCCATCACCTTTGTTTGTTGATGATGTTTCATCAACTATTAAAACATTTGTTGGTAATAATCGTGCTTTCTTTGAAGCTAATGACGTTTTACAGCGTCCTTTAAATTCTTCTGATGTTACAATCTCTGCTGCTTCTCTTCGTAATTTGATGGCCCTTGATAAGATGGCTCAAATAACAAGCCGTGCGCCTAAGACTTATAAAGGCCAAATGATGGCTCATTATGGTGTAGATGTTGCTGATGATTTGATACAAAGTATTTACGTTGGTGGTTTCCAAAAAGCCCTCGAGGTTAGTCCAGTTATTGCGACTTCTGATGGTCGCACTGATGATAGTTCAACAAATTTTGGACAGCAAGGCAGTTACATTGATTCTGGTCAGAGTGGGCACGTTAATTTTGATGCACGTGAACATGGTGTATTGATGTGCCTTTCTTGGTTTTCTCCTGCTACTCTTTATGATGCAGATGGTATCGACGCTTTCAATGTCAAGTTTGCTCGTGAAGACTATTTTGTACCTGAAACAGAAGACCTTGGCATGCAGCCAATCGAGTTTTCTCGTTTGTTGCCTCCTTGGATTAAGTTTTCATCGTATCGTTTGCCTGATTTGACTGGTCAAATGCAGAAGTATTTTCTTGAACATAAAAATGAGGTTGCCAACGTTTATGGTAAAATGTTTGGTAATCATTCAGGCCCTTTGAGTGTTGGTCAGGCGCTTGGTAGTACTAATCAGTTGTTTGATGTTAATAAAGTTTATGGTTGGCAACCTCGTTACCATGAATTTAAGTCTGGTGCAGATTATATCCACGGAGAGTTTAAGACTGGTCGTAGTATGCAGGTGTTAAGCGTTCATCGTCCTACTTATTTTAACGCTGAACTTGGTTTGAACTTGCGTGCATATCGTGCAGGTAGTTCGTTTGCTGTTTCTACTTCGACTATGGAGTACAAAGGTGTACCGACAAACTTTTTGTTTGTCGACCCTGCTGTAACGAATGAAGTTGTAGAAGTCAATTATGATGGTACAGAAAAAACCGACCCTTTCCGTATTTCTTCTCGTTTCTCTGTTCAGTATATTAGCGATATGTCCGTATCTGGTATGCCACGTGTTTAATAGTATAAATTTTTAATTATGAAAAATTGTTATTTAAGTCGTAGTGTTGTAGATGATGCAAATTGTTTTGTTCCTCCTTCCGAAAGCATCGTTGTTGTTGATGTTGAGAGTACAGAATTGTTTGAGAAGTTAAACCCAGTCCTATCTGATGGTCATCGTGCTAATTTGATAACGCGTTTGATTGATAAAAACGTACCTCGTGAAGTTGCGGACGTTATTTCACAACTTGTTGTTAATGTTCCGCATGATTCTCGAAATCGTGGTTGGACCGATGAGCAGATAAAAAATACTATTGTTTCACGTCATTTTGAAAACGAAATAGAACTTGACCAAGTACGAAGAGAACTAGACGTTGTTATAGGTGATATGTTCCCAGATGCTTCTCCTACTGATGTTGGTTCTACTGATTCTGCATCTCCTGGTGATGCTCCTGCTTCTACTGATTCTAAACCTGAATAGTATGTGTTGTAATTTTTTAATAAGGGGAGATTTGCTCTCCCCTCCTTTCGAGAATAGAAGATTTATTGTTGGTGCTCTTATTGGTGCAGGTGCGAGTATATTAGGCGCTAAGCTAAATGCTGATGCTGTTGCGAAGAATAATCAGCGTCAAGAACAATTGATTCAAGTGCAAAACGCCTATAATGCTCCTGAGCAACAAGTAGCACGCATGCGTCAAGCAGGATTAAACCCCTATATGATGTTAGGCCAGGTTAATCCTGGCAATCAGTCTTCTATTGCTTCTACGTCTTCGCCTGATCTGAATTCATCTGTATCTAATGTCAATACTGCTGCACAAATGGTTCAACAATCTTCGCTTGTTGCTGCACAAGTTCGTGATATGAATGCAGAAGCAGCAGGTAAGGAAATTGATAATCAGACCAAGCAAGATTTTAATTTACAGCAATTAGAATTGTTGCGTTCTCAAGTAAATGGACAATCTATTGTCAATAATGCTGCGCAATATGATTTAGATTATATGAAACCTGCCCAGTTGCAAGAATTGCAAGGTAATATCGATAAGATTGCGCATGAAACAGCGTTGACTATGCAAAAAGTCGGTACAGAATCTTTGAATCAAGATCAGCTTATTAAACAGATTGAACAACTTGGCCTTGATAACAAACGTGCTCGCGCTGTTTTGCCTTTTGTTATTCGTTCTGCTGAACTTGAAAATAAAGAACAGGCGATGCGTGTTTCTACAGGTTATCAGAATGCTTTTACTAATCGTTTAAGTGCTTATGCTGCGCAAACGAGTGCAGGTGCTGCCCTTATGAATGCTCAAAGTAATAGTAAACTTTTAGGCCATCAAGTTGGTTTAATTGATGCACAGGCAAACGGCCAGCGTTGGTCTAATCGCCTTGCTTCTAAGTCATATTATTGGCAACCTCGTTTGTGGAGTGCCCAGGAAGATGCTATTTATAATAACATTAATTTGGGTGTTGCTAATGCGACTAATGGTTTTCTCAATACTGTTCTTAATGGTGTCCAGGCTGTTGGACAATATAATAATTTCGGTTCTCTTGAAACTGTTCATACTACGAATTATGATTCGCGTGGTAATGTTAAAAGTTCTTCCAAAACAATGCGTGGTCGTAGGCGTTAGTATAATATTAATTAATTTAATTCGTTATTATTATGAAAAAACAAAATGTATGGAAGTTAGTGCTCCAGATTGCCGTATCGGCATTGACTGCACTTGCTACCGCTTTAGGTGTTACTAACTAATTTATTGTTATGTTTGATTTTAATTTGAAAAAGGTGTTAATTGTTATCGCCTTTGTGTGGTTTTTATGGAACTTGTTTTTGCCTTTATTGAATATTGGTTTACGTGTTCTTTTCTCTTTAACTTTAGCGTAGCTTCGGCTGCGCTATTTTTGTTTGCTATTAGGTGAGCTTGCGAACACAAAGCCGGTCGGGCGTGTAGTTTCCGCTTACAGGAAACGGAACGCACTCGAAATGCATACCTATTTTTCTCGCCTTTGGCGGATAGTGAAGCTTGCGATACGACCCCCCTAAAAGCTTAAAATTATTTACTTTTCAGTTTCCACGTAAGTGGCGCACGCCCTCCGTGCTGCGTACTTTCCCCCTTGATATATATAGTAAAACTGACAGGGCTCCAAACATATTAAAACATCGATTTTATTAAAATACCTTAAAAAATTTGATTATCATATTACTTATTATATTTAATTGTTTATATTTGCGAAATCAAACTTTATATTTTAATATTTTATGATTGATTCCGATATACAATTATCAACTCACTTCACATTATTTGAAATGTGTAATGTTAAACGTTATGGTCGTTATAATTCACCATCTGAAAGTGAGATATCTAATCTTCGTATTTTATGTGATTTTTTAGAGTTACTTCGTTGTCGTGTATGTGCTCCTGTTGTTATTAACTCTGGTTTTCGGAATAGAATTGTTAATGCTCATGTTGGTGGTGTTCCTAATTCTGACCACCTTAAAGGTCTTGCTGCTGATGTTCGTGTAATTGGTTATACTCCTGTGCGCCTTGCTAAAGTTATTCGTTCTACAGATTCTCTTAATTCTCTTGTAGGCCAGGTTATTATTTATCCGACTTTTCTTCATATTTCTATTAATCGTTTTACCCATAAATCACAATATCTTATTAAGAAAGGTAGCCGTTATGAATTGTATTAAGACTAAATTTCCTTTGATTGAGAATACTGAATTTTCTTTATTTAAGGAACATCGTATTTCTAAGCATGGTAATTTTGATATAACTATTTATCGTGTTGAGTTTTCCGATGGTCGTTATTTTTGTTTTTCTACCTTTGAGTCTGTTGTTGATTTTATTAAATTAAATCTTGATTTTGAGTAATGCACCCATTAGTATCGCTTGTTAAGCCTAAAGAAGTTTTATTGCCTTGTGTTGACCCTGTCTTGGTTAAACAAAATGGCCGTTGGTATGCTCATGCCTGTGGTAAGTGTTATATGTGCCTTGATAAAAAAGCTAAGATTTGGCGTGCGCGGATTACTCAGGAATTCAAAGATAATCGATTTGCTTTATTTTTCACCTTAACATACGATAATAATCATGTTCCATTTGCTCGACCTGCTGAAGACGCTTCACGCTATATACTTGATGATGCGAAAGGATATAAATATTCCAATTGCGATGAAACTTCTTACTCGGAAAAAGTGTCCGTTCGTTATTCGTCTTGTGGTAGTTTTGTACCTCCTCTTTCCCGTTTTGATGTTTGTAACGCTGTTGGAGTGGCTTCACGTTCTGATGTACAAAAGTTTTTGAAGCGTTTTCGCTATTATTTGAATTCGATGTTGCTTCGACATTTCCGTCTGAAATTCTATGATAAATTGTTTACGTTTACTTATTGGTTTGGTTACAATCCTAAATTGCAGAGTTTTGAATGTTGGTTAGATGATTTAGATGATGAAGAGTATGATTTATATTCTGAAGTTTATCAATATTACAAAAAAATATATGAAAAAGAAAAAGCAAAAGCAAAACAAGTTGTCCGCTACTTTATTTGTAGCGAATATGGCAATGAAACCTTTAGACCCCACTATCATGGTTTCTTTTGGTTTGATGATGAAAAGGCGTACCAATACGCAACAAGGTGTATACGTAAGGCTTGGACGTTGTGCCGTCAAGGGAATATCGATGTCCAACCTGCTGATAGCGGAACTGCCAGCTATGTTACAACGTATGTTACAAGCTTTACTGATTTGCCAAAAATTCTACAATCTAAATTTGCCAAGCCGTTCTGTTTGGCTTCTAAAGGCCCAGCAATCGGCTATAAGTCGTATAGTTTTGAAAAAGTACAAGGATTATACCTTGAACGAACTATATTTCGAAGTGATACGACAATTACAAAGCAAGGAAAACAAACTCTTGTTTACCCAATTCCCCC